TTCGGATTATTTTAACCCCCTAAAACAATGATCTTATTAATCAAGCCCATCCTATTCGCCTTTTTGAAGTCAGATTCTGTTAAGCAACTTGTAGTTGATCTACTTACAGCTTATGTAAAACGTACTGATAACAAACTTGATGACCAAGCATTAGAAATTGTAAAAACTAAACTATTCTCATGACGGAAATTAGAAGAGGTGGTACATACAGCTACAATCAGTCTACGGGAAAATTAACCCGAATTCGAACCCCTGGTAAAGGTCTTACATCTCGACAACAGAAAATAACAACGGAAAACCGCAAACGTGATAAAAAAGGGAAAGATCCTTTTTGGCCTAGAGAAGCATGAAGAAAGCCACAGAAGAACAGTTTAATGAACTGCATAACCTCGTCACTACTGAATTCCTTAAAAGGGTCAAGAGTGGCGAGGCTACTACACAAGACTTAAAAGCAGCTTGTGATTGGTTGAAAACAAACGACGTAAGTGGAGTTGCTTATGATGGTAACCCATTAGATAAATTGCATAGAATTATGCCAAAAGTAGATCCTGAACTAGTACATCGGAGGCTACACGGTGCGAGAAACCAGTAATCCAGGTAAAACTGCCAGTCATTATAGACGTAATCCTAAGTCTAGATCAAAGCATGTTAAAGATAACAGTCCTGGTGGTAAGTATGCCCATTCAAAAGCATATAAAAGAAAACATGCTGCAGCAGCTAAAAGGCTTGGTACCGAAGGAACAAGTAAAGATGTTTCCATGAAAAACGGTAAAGCTACCGCTGAAAGTTTAAAGATCAACCGCGCTAGAGGCGGAGCAAAGAGGAAGTAATTATGGGAATTAATGGAAAAGCTTTTACTAGAAACGCGGATTTAACAAAAAGTGAAGACTCTACACCATCTCATGGTCAAGAAAGAACTGTAAAAGGCAAAAAAGAGAAATACAATAAATCAACTAAAAAATGGAAGACAGTTAAAAATAGTAACGGTAAAATAGTAGATCGTAGTAAAAATACCGCATACGGTTAGGGGGTATGTAGATGGCAGAACCTACTCTAATGAAAGATGGTAGTATAGAAACGTTCGATGATCCAAACAGACTTAGAATATCTAAACCATCTTTTAAAAATGTAAAGAGAAATATATCAAATATAGCAATTCAAGGTGGTATTACTTTAAATAAAATCCGTAATGTTATTCCTAAACCTCCTGAACAATTAGTTCAAGGACTTGATTGGGCATATAAGAGTCATCAACTAGGAATGGCAGACCAAGCAGCATTAAAATTAGGAGATAAAGCTTCACAATTTCTTACTGATAAAGGTGCTCATCCAGCGTTCGGTGCAGGTGCAGCATTAGCTATTGGATTCGCTACACCTGGGATGGAAGGTAAGGTTAAAGGTATTACAAATTTAAATAAGTTTCGTAAGTTAGCTATTAAACCAAAGACAGCTCGTAATATAAACCCATTTAATCAACATGCTTATGCTACACCAGGAGGAACGCCTAATTTAAAAATAGGTAGTTCAGTCAATAATCCTGCCAAACCTTTGATGATTAAAGGTGAAGGTGTTGTTAGAAGAACACCTACAAGTGCCCTTATAAAAGAACAATTAAAAGATATAGATCCTAGACTTGCTAAACGTGATGTTGCTAAACGATATGCAGATAACCCAGAATTTATTAAGAAATTAAGTGCAATAAATACTAAAGTACAAGGATGGTATGATGGTCCAGGTAAAGGTAGATTAGCAGGTTTTCCTAAAGAAGGGCGTGTTATAACAGCTCCAGATGGTATTAAATATAGAATTAGGGATTCTAATGTGCAAGGTGGGACAGGTAAGTTCTCTATAAACCAAGATATATCTGCAAGAAATACCGCACAAATTAGAAAGATTGCACAAGGACCAGATCTAAAAACACTTACCGAACAATTTAAAAAACATGTACCAAAAAATCAAGTAAGTTCAGCAGTAGAATCTTATACTAAAACAAACAAAAAAGTTTATAATGCATTAACAGCAGCTAGAAAAAGATATAATGTTGGTAAACCTAAAGCAGAACATGCAACTATAGAACATATCTTTGATGTTGACTTTCATACAAGATTAAAAGACGAAGCAGTAGAAGGTTTTTCCGGTCAAGGTGCTGATGAACTTTGGAATTTAAAAATGATAGATTATGCATTGAATTCCAAAACAGGTGCTCTTAATAAAAAAGCTAAAGATATGGGTGAAGTTTTAATAAAAGCTGTTCAGAAGGATGAATTTATTGATTACAATAGAGTTGTTGAAAAATTTGTTAAAAATGATTTAGGAACTAAAATTAACAAACTTACACCAAAAGATTGGGATATAATAACTGAATATTCTATGAAAAATCCTGAACTAAATATGCAACAAATCCTTCTAAATTACACTAAAGGTAAATAAACCATGACAAGAATAAAAAACAACTCAAAAAAATTAAAAATTGGTTCAAAACTAATTGCTAGTGGTTATACCCCTAATCCTGTATGGAAAATGTCAAAACAGGATAAAGACGATTATTTACGAAAGATGATTAAAAGATGGCAAAGTGGTGAAGAAACAGTACCATTACCATCTGATCTAAATCCTTCAGGGATATATATGCAAATACCAAGAGCATGAATGATGTTGTAACCGCTTTACAAGATGACTTCAAACTTTTCCTACAAGCTCTGTGGGAACAGTTAGATCTTCCATCCCCTACAAGAGCACAATATGCAATTGCTGATTACCTGCAACATGGTCCCAAAAGGCTTCAGATTCAAGCCTTCCGAGGTGTTGGTAAGTCTTGGATTACTGGTGCTTTTGTTTTATGGACGCTATTTAAAGACCCGGAAAAGAAAATAATGATTATATCTGCATCTAAAGAACGTGCAGATAACATGTCAATCTTCCTACAAAAACTAATCATTGAAACTCCATGGCTCAAACACCTTCAACCGAAATCGGACGACTCTCGCTGGAGTCGCATCAGCTTCGACGTCGCCTGTTCACCTCACCAAGCCCCAAGCGTAAAAAGCGTGGGAATAACTGGTCAGCTAACAGGAAGTCGAAACTCCATGACGGAGTTAATGCGTGAAAAACTTTTACAACTCTGTACAGAAGCTGAATCTATCCTTACCCCCAAGGATGATTCTCGTATTCTTTTCCTTGGGACTCCTCAGACTGTTTTTACTGTTTATCGTAAGTTGGCTGAGCGTAACTACCGTCCAATGGTCTGGCCAGCAAGATTCCCCCGTTCCCTTGCAAATTACGAAGGATTAATTGCCCCTCAACTCCAATCTGATCTTGATAACGGTGCAAAAGCATGGGAAGTAACAGATCCAGATAGATTCAATGAAGATGACTTACTTGAAAGAGAAGCGTCCATGGGACGTTCAAACTTTATGCTCCAATTTATGTTGGATACCTCTCTCAGTGATGCAGAGAAGTTCCCACTTAAAATGGCTGACCTTATTGTTACTTCTGTTAATCCCACTAAAGCTCCCGAAAACTGCATTTGGTGCTCAGACCCAAGTAATGTTATTAAAGACCTCCCCACAGTTGGTCTCCCAGGAGATTATTTTTACTCTCCAATGTCACTTGTTGGAGAATGGAAAGATTACTCAGAAACAATATGCTCAATTGACCCATCGGGTAAAGGCTCAGACGAAACGGCTGCAGCGTACATATCGCAACGAAATGGGCTCCTCTACTTGCATGAAATGCGTGCGTATAGGGACGGATATAGTGACGCTACCCTGTTAGACATCCTTAGAGGTTGTAAGAAATTTAATGTTACTAAACTAGTCATCGAAACTAACTTTGGTGATGGTATAGTTTCTGAACTCTTTAAGAAACATTTGCAACAAACCAAACAAGCTATAGATGTAGAAGAGGTTAGAGCTAATGTTCGAAAAGAAGATAGGATTATTGATTCTTTGGAGCCGATTCTTAATCAACACCGCCTTGTTTGTGATAGAAACGTTATTACTTGGGATTATAACTCTAATAAAGATGCAGCTCCGGAAGAACGTCTTCTCTATATGCTTTTCTATCAGATGTCGAGAATGTGTAGAGAAAAAGGTGCTGTTAAACACGATGATAGATTGGACTGTCTGGCCCAAGGCGTCAAGTATTTCACGGACGCAATGGGTATCTCTGCACTCGAATCCATTAAAACTAGAAGACGTGAAGAATGGCAAGACATACTAGACACATGGACAGATGATCCCCAATCTGCTGCTAATCATATGGTCTTAGGTATGGATGTAGATCAACGTAGAAAAGCTAGAGGTAAGGCTGGTAAAAAAGTAGTCCCCACTTGGGTTTAACTATACGGCCCCCTTATACAGGGGAAGGGAAGGGTGGACCCTGCCCCTCAAGGAGGAAGATGCTCTCTTTCAGAGACCACTTCCTCTTTATATTATATTATTTATTTTCCCTTAATGAACATATTAATATACCTATAACACCTACTTTAACTATGTGGAAAGATGAATATAAAGCTATGAAGCCTTTGTCTAAATTTCAAACTAAACTTTTAGATGATGGTCCACACAGCTTATCTCAATCATGGTATTTACAAGCTATGCATTCCGATTGGAAAAGAAGAAAAGGTATAATTGATCCTGAACCACCTAACTGTCAGTCATCGTTTAAAGAGTTTGACTCTAGATGCCCTTAAACTACCCATGAAATATAGACAAATTAAATCGAATTGGTATTATATATTCTGGTCTATAGCTACTGCAGCTGTTGTAGTAGGACAAATATCAGTTGTAATATCACATAACCGCCTGTCAGATAATTTAGAAACTATTATTATTGAACAAGCAAGAGAAAAAATTAATAAAGCTTCAAACTAAAGCACAAGAATGTGTATCTAGAAAAAAAGCAAAGAAGATCTTAAAAAAGTATGAAACTATTTCTTGATACTGCTAAGGTTGAGGATGTAGAACAAAGAATCTCTACTGACTTGATCTCTGGCATTACCACCAATCCCACCCTCATCAAGAAGAGTGGAAAGTTCCCTGATGACGTTTATCGTGAATTTAATAAGTTAGGGATTACAGATATTAGCATGGAAGTTGTAGGTGAATCCTGTGAAGAGTTATTTGAACGTGCTATTCATTTAACTAAAGAATTCGGAGATATCGCTACTATTAAACTTCCGTGTACAGTTGACGGTTTAAAGGCGTGTAAGCGTCTTGCAAACTTGAATATAAGGGTTAACGTTACTTTAGTGTTTAGCGTTTCCCAGGCGATCCTGGCAGCATTAGCGGGTGCTACCTATGTATCACCGTTTATTGGTAGGATAGATGATAATTCCTTTGATGGTTTAGACTTGATTAAGGATATTAGTAAGATTTATAAGAAGAATTACGCTAAAACTTATATATTAGCTGCTTCTATCAGAGATGTTCACTCTGTTGGTAAAGCATTTGAATATGGGGCAGATATATGTACAATTCCTCCCTCAGTATTCGATAAAATGTATAATCATGTGTTAACTTCATCAGGATTGTGTCAGTTCAACGAAGACGCGTTAAATTTTGGCAAAAATGTCTGAGGGCATAGCTTATTGAGAACGGTTCTCAAAAACCCCCCATGCCCCCCTCAAAAACTGAGAACCCGCTCGACGCTTCGCGTCTCGCTCCCTTTAATTATGTTTTTTCCCGCGATCACACGTATTAAATGTGCACAACCTGCGCGGATTAAGCGAGTTGCGAAGCAACGAGCGGTGTAATCTTTGTGTTGATGTGTTAAGATTTCTGCCCATCTGTATGCGTACATCATCATTATTACAGAGTGTAACGATCCATCCAGATCACTTGCGTTAGGTGCTGCACCATGCTATTATAATAATGTAGACAAATGAGGTTAACTAAATGTTATTAAACAGACAACAACTTGCAATGAGTTTAAGTCAACTAACTAAAGATGATTACTCTTTATTAAATGATATACTCATTGAATATGTTGAAATGATTGATGACACAACCTTTAACAGATTAGAAGATTATGTTAACGCTAACATCAATGAACTTATCTGAGGTTGTTATCATTATTACAGAGTATGAACTGCACTTGCATTAGGTTGCAAACTCTGCTATAATTAAAATATAAACAAAGCGGTTCAATTCTTAACTAGATTGGTATTAACTTGAGGTTCGATTCCTCTACTAGTTCTTAACTCTTAAATGAGTTAAATCACAGTCAACTTCTTATCAACAACCTATGAACTATTACGAATCATTAGTTAAAGAAATTGACCAGTTAAAGAGTCAAGGTAAGTTAGTTAAATTCACTATACTTCCTTCACAAATTAACACCAAACGTAAATCAGTTAAGTTCTAAATCATGTCTGAATTAAAATCAATGTTCAACGGTTGTGTATTAATGAATGATAACGCGATTAACAATCCTGCTATCATGAATGTATTACAATCTGAATATGATAATAACTTTGAGTTCAAATCAATTGACTCTTCAAGTTATAACATCTCAGATAGAGATTGATTCTTTCTTGATAACATTCACAGTTAAATCGCTGCTGATTGTTATCATGAAGGATTCATAAATTGAACACCTTCACTATTCACCTATTCTATTATGTTTAACATGTTTATTACAGTTCCAACACGCACAAGTGCAGCAGTTAAAGAGTTACAAGTTGATGGTCTAAATGGTCAAGCAATTGTAACATATAACAGCGGTGATGTTTATGCGTATGGTAATGTTTCAAAACGTGCAATCATCAATGTATTGTTTAACCCAGACATAAGTCTTGGTTTTTGGGTTAATAGAAACCTATTACAATCTGATCGTGCTGAAGTATTAAATGGTGATGAGTTTGACTATGCAAACTACACAACAACACCATACTTGAAAGAGTTACAAACTGAGGTTAAATTACCTGCATTTGCTTAACTCTAACTAATAGTGTCTTAATTGACACTTTTCTGACCCAATAGTTTAATGGTAAAATGTTAGCTTGTCACGCTAATGTTCCGAGTTCAATTCTCGGTTGGGTCGTTAGATAGCAAGCAATTGTTATCTATTTGTTCACTTAATCACAGTCAATTCATGACACAAACATTCGGTAGTGCATTTGATGTAATTAAGGATAACTATGATCTTGACACATTGCGTGAGATTGCTGATCATGGTTGTGCATCAGGAGTAGCAACTTTCCACATTTATTATAACCAAACTCTTTCATTCTTCGATAACTATGAAGATGAAATGATTGAATACATTGCTGATACTTTCGGTGGTGAACTCAATGAGGAGTTATGGAACAATAACCCATGTAATATTACAGGGTATAAGAATGATATAGTATGGACATTTGTTGAACTTGTTGCACAACAATTAGTTGATGAGTATGAATCAACAACGTGTGAAGAATTAAGTGAGGAGTTAGTAACAGCATGACAACATTAATTGTTATCTTTTGTTTAACTGTACTCCTTTACATCTTCCTTAAAAACATTCATGACAACTACTAAATTCTTCTCAATGAATAACACTAAAGCAGAATTATTAGCTGAGGTTAAAAGACTTCACAATGATATTCTAGCTGAAGAGTTACAAGAACCAACAGGACTACAAATGATTAGTGATGGTTCAGTGAAAGTATTTAACACAGTTAAGTATGAACTACCATTACTTGTTAAAGATGTAAAGAATGCTGGTTCAAGTTTGAGAAAGTTATTGACTTTTTGATTCTCTCACTTTACCATCTATTGTAGATGGTTTCCTGAGGGATTCTTCCCTTTAAATGTTCTTTATTCACAGTCAGTTCTTAACTATGACTCACCACAATCAACATGAATACTTTACATTAATGTCAATATGTTCTTTTGATGGTACACCAACTGTCATAGGAATCTTTGAAAATATTGATGCTGTAATGTATAGATTAAAGAGATGTCATACATCCTGCGGTGATGAATACCGTATTGAATGTTTTCATCTAAGCACAGCAGAAAGAGAAGCAAAAGAATATAATGATTTAATAGTTTCTAGACGAATACATCAACAAGAGCAGCAAATGCTTAAAGAAGTATATACTGCGGATGAAGAAAAAGAGGAGGTTAAAGTATCATGAGAAGTAGATTAATTGCAGCATTATTATCACATGCTCAAGGAGATATACAAAAACATTTAGCTAATATAGAAATATATCTAACTAATCCTGCTGGTATTGGAGAACATTCTGATATCATGGAATCAATTGAGCATGAATTAAATCAAGTCGCTAAGTATCAAGATCAAATTGACGTTATTCAGAGGTATTTGAAACATGAATGAAGATGAATTCTATGTTGGATTAAGTAAAGAAAGATGGGAAGATGTAATAGATTATATATTATACGCTGTTCAATCTCCCATTTCTGATGATGAAGAATATCAAAATGGATTACAGATCATAGAGTTAATTAAGGAGCAAATGTACGATTAATGCTATTAGTTTCACAGTCAATTCCACAGGTCGATAGTAGCACTTTATATAAAATTTATAAAGCAGTTACTAAACCTATACCTATTAAATATCCTCCAACGAGGAAACACTACAACATTCATTCATTTGGTTAATTATGACATTCAAAAACTATCAATTTTCAATCAACGTTAAAACAAACCACGATCCAAGAAAAGCTATCTTTGAGATAGTTAACCAATTAAAAGGTATACTTCCAGTGTTATCAATTGACTACAAATTAGTAGAAGATAGAGATGTTACTGTTGAACATCATGGTGGTGTTAATGAGACAGTTGAGACAAAGGAGAGCGGTGATGTTAGTTTCTAATTGGCGATTTCATAGTCAAAAGTATAACAAACGTACCCTAAAACCTCAAGCAATGAGACAATCAAAGGCGAAACTTAAGAATTTGATTAACAAACTAACTAAACCTAATGTACCGGGAGGCAAATGAAGTATCACGTAACTACTTCGAGTGGTAGAGATTTCATCATGGAACATGAAGGAACCGTCTACGACATAGCGTATGATGCTTATGAACAAGCATGTTTAATGGATGATTATCTTGTTAACGTGGAGCCAATTGATGACCTCTAAAAAGAAACCTTACTTTCCTAATAACTGGAAAGCTATACAAAAAACACCATCAACCTACTTTGATGCTATTCCATTCGATGATTTCATGGACTGGAAGCTATCAGGTTGGGAAATCCCTTCATCAGTTGTCTGTATGATTAGGGAAACTAATAGGAAAACAGGTAAAGTTAAAGAATACATATATGAAAGAGAACTTGCTGCAAAAAACAAAGCGCGTGCTATTATGGATGTAGGCGAAAGCGAATTCGTCGTATGTACCGCCACAGAAATTCACTACATGGAGCCAGAAGATTATGACGAAGGGGATTAGTAGGTCACTTGATGATGTCATGACCTATAAAAAACAAGCATTAGATTTATTATCTAAAGATCATCCTCATTATGAGGAGGTGAAAACATTATTACTTTCTCAGATAAATGATGAAATCCACGATTGGAATCACACAATCAAAGATCGAAGCTCAGATGGATCTGGAGAGAGAACAGATTAATCATGGAGGTAAACTTTTTACTGATAGTATTTTAAAATTAGAATCACAGTCATACGCATCAGCTACTGAATATGGTGTTGCATGTATTAATGCTAGATTACCTGAAGTAGTTGAACTCATTGAATCTTCTTTATCAAATTTAAAGAAGTTAAAAATGGGACATCAGTATACAATTATTAATAAATGTTTAACTAACATTGATACGTTAGGTTTAGCTGCTATTACTTGTAAGGTTGTGTTTGATAAGGTTTTTGGACATAAAGATTCAGATAACCATCTTGTGACTATTGTAGATGCTATTGGTTCAGCAGTTGAAGCTGAGTGTCAATTAAAATATTATGAGGATACTGTACCAGGACTATATAATTACATTAAAAAACAATATTGGCATGAATCATCTGGTACAAAACAACGACATACTACAACACAAACGTTAATGAATCGGTATGGTAAATGTACCTGGAATTCATGGGGTTCTGATAATAAGAAGAAGATAGGAGGTTGGTTATTTGAACAGTTTTTAAATGTATGTGAGGATTGGTTTACAAAAATATATTGGCGACATGGTGGTAAGAAATCCACACTAATAATTGTACCATCTGCTGAATTTATAGATCAACAAGAAAAGTTGATATCTAGTGCAATGCTTTACAGTCCTATACTATGGCCGATGCTTGTTAAACCTAAACCTTGGGGTAAGGACGAACGAGGTGGGTACTACAATAATGCTGTAATGTATGGTCATGACATGATAAGGAGGGCATCGGGCCCCCTTATACAGGAGGAAGAAATAGGTGATGATCCTATTAAATGTTTAAACACCATACAAGATGTTGGGTATAGATTAAATTCTTTTATTGTAGGAGTTGCTGAGACTCTAGAAGAGAAAAGAATAAAGGTAGGTAAGTTTATACCTATAATGGAAAGCCCAATTCCTCCTAAACCTCCAGATATAGCAGAGAATAAAGAGTCTCGTCAGAATTATAAACGAGAAGCTGCTATAGCACATAATAAAAATGCTAGTGCATTCAGACGTTCATGCAGAACTAGATGTACTATGGAGGCTGTTAGAAAGTTTAAAGATGTAGAACGTTATTATATACCATGGTCTTTTGATTATAGAGGTAGAATCTACCCTATACCGTCACTATTAACACCACAAGATACTGATTTCGGTAAGTCACTTATTGTCTTTGCTGATGGATCTAAATTAACAGATAGATCAGAACATTGGTTATCTTTTCAAGTAGCCACTACATATGGTCTGGATAAATCTACAATAGATGAAAGAATACAATGGGTTAAAGATAATCTTTTCACAGTCAAGTCTGTAGCTACAGATCCTATTGGTAATATAGGAATGTGGGAAGGTGCAGACGAACCGTGGCAATTTCTAGCTGCGTGTGAAGAATATTACCATTGTGTTGTACTGAGAGATCGTTATATAACAACACTCCCTGTAGCAACAGACGCTACATGTAGTGGTCTCCAGATTCTCGCAGGGATGGCGAAAGACCGTAGGACAGCACAACTCGTCAATGTGTTACCTTCTGACAGACCACAAGACGCTTATAAGGTGGTAGCTAATGCTTCCAAACATGATATACCTGAACACTTACATCCAGTATGGGATAGGAAGTGTGTCAAAAGGGTAGTTATGACAATTCCATATAACGCAAAGCCTCACTCAAATAGAAAATATATAAAAGAGGCTTTAAAAGATAAAGGTGTAGAGATAAGTAGTGAAGATTTAACTTTAACTGTTAAAGCTGTTAGAAATGCTATGGATTCCGTTGTACCGGGTCCCATGTCTGTTATGAAATGGATAGAAAAAGAAGTTTCTAACTATATCACTGAAGGTAACAATGAAATTAAATGGGTAACACCATCTGGTTTCTGTGTATCACAAATATTTAACAAACGTGGTAAACCTAGAAGACTTAAACTACAATTATTAGGTCTAGTTAAAGTTAATTTGAGAGATTACACTGATGAAGCAGATGTAATTAAACACAAAGCTGCTACAGCTCCTAACCTTATTCACAGTCTAGATGCGAGCTTATTGCATTTAGCAACTATACAATTTAATAATCCTATTGCTTTAATACATGATAGTGTATTGTGTAGAGCTACTGATATGGATGAATTATCTTGTTTAGTACGTAAAACTTATATGAATCTATTTGCTAAAGAGAATGTACTAGAAACTTTCGCTGAAGCAATAAAATCTAAAAATAAATTACCGATCATAGGAGACTTAGAACCCTCCGATGTGATTGACTCCACTTATTTCTTTTGTTAAATGTACAATTATTCACTTTTTGATAGCTTCTTTGCTCCAACTAGAGTTATAGTTGTCTCGGAAGAGCGACTAAAACAGAAGGAGATTGAACTCAAAGAGAACCAAATCAACGTTGTGAACAACCGTATTGATGAACTAGTAAAGTATCGTGCTGAATTGCAGGATGAACTTAAGTCTCTCAAACCAGCAACCAACAAGGACGCTATCGAGGAGGTAGTATCTGATGTCTAGAACTGTTCACGTCACAGAAAAACCAGTAACACTTGAAGGATTCCAGGCAATACTAGCACCTAGTAAGTTTGGTTATTCTCTCTCGGCTGTAGTTGGTAACGATGTTATCGACAAATTAGAGACTGAAAGAACCGAAGTCCTTAAATGGGCTGAGTCTAAATTGAAAAACCCCAAAAGATCCACACTCAAGCCCGAGCCGTGGGAAGAATTAGCAGAGGGTAAACATAAGATTAAGTTCTCTTGGTCTGAAGATAAAAGACCACCTGTTGTAGATACAGAAGGCTCGCCAGTAACAGATGTTAAAACACCACTATACGCAGGATCTACAGTTAAATTGGGTTTCTATCAGAAGCCATATATCCTCAGAGATGGAGTTACCTATGGTAGTTCTCTTAAGCTTGTTGGTGTACAGGTTGTCTCAGTAAAAGGAGAAGCTGGTGTAGATACTGGAGATTTAGACGCTACGGAAGTAGCTGAACTATTTGGTAATACATCTGGTTTCAAACTCAATGATCCCAATGTAACACCTACCAATAATGAAGAAGAAGAAGAAGACGACTTCTAAATTTAAATCAGGTCTAGAAGAGCAAGTTGCAAAACTGCTCGAAGGACTTGGAGTAACCTATGAATACGAATCGTGTAAGGTTCCTTATACCATCCAGCATCATTATCATCCTGATTTCATTCTCCCAAATCATGTACACTTGGAAACAAAAGGATATTGGTCCGCGCCCGACCGACGGAAGATTGCAGCTGTTAAAAGGGACAACCCGGAATTAGATTTAAGGATGGTGTTTCAGTCACCATATAATAAAATACACAAATCAAGCAAGACGACGTATGCGAAATGGTGCGAAAAGCATGATATACCATGGACGTCTTGGCAAGACATACCACTCGAATGGTTAATTTAAAAACACCACTACGGTATCCTGGGGGTAAATCAAGAGCATTAAAGAAACTCTTTAAATTTATCCCCGATTTATCTACTTATACTGAATGGAGAGAACCATTTCTAGGAGGTGGTTCAATGTCCATTGAAGTTATCAAACGTTATCCACACATAAAAGTGTGGGTAAATGACTTATATTATCCTCTTTATAATTTTTGGAAGCATTTACAACTAGAAGGTGAGACCCTTGTAGAATACCTCACAGCACTCAAACGTACCCATCCTGTACCAAATGATGCTAGACGACTATTCCTCCACGCTAAGGAGCGTATAGGCACCGATAAGGATCCATTTAAAGATGCGGTGCGTTTCTATATTATTAACAAGTGTTCATTTTCTGGATTAACTGAGAATTCTTCTTTTTCTAAACAAGCAAGTGATTCTAATTTTTCATTGAAAGGTATAGAAAAGTTAATTCATTACCAAGAATTTATAAAGGATTGGAAAATTACTAATCAATCTTATACTGAATTGTTAACCAACGATACGAAGGTCTTTACATACTTAGATCCTCCATATGAAATTCAAACTAATTTGTATGGTAAGAAAGGTATGATGCACAAAGCGTTCGGTCATGATATCTTTAGTGAGAATTGTTCTCAATACGAAGGTCATCAATTGATTTCTTATAATGATTCACAATTAATTAAAGATAGATTCAAAGGATGGAATTCCGATACATTTCCATTAACATATACATTAAGGTCTAAAGGATCTTATTTAGAAGACCAAAAGAAAAGAAAAGAATTAGTTCTATATAATTATGGAACAGTCTGAGTTTGTAAGGCATTTACCTTGCGAAAATTGTGGATCATCAGATGCGAATTCTTTGTACTCTGATGGTCATACTTACTGTTTTGTCTGTCACAATAGAACAGGCGACAATGATGTTATTCACAGTCAAAGAATGACAAGTACCGTCCAACTAACAGGATCAGCCGAACGGTTGCATAAACGGAATTTATCTGAAAAAACTAATCAGTTCTATCAGATTTATAGAGATGGTAATGTATTAAGATTTCCATATCATGATGAATCTGGTGTACTGAAAGGCGTTAAAACAAAAAATAAACAAAAAGACTTTAGATATGAAGGAATTCCCACTGATACTTTATTCGGTCAGCATCGCTTCCCTAATAGTGGTAAACGCATTGTTATTACTGAAGGTGAATTAGATGCTGCGAGCTGCTATGAAGCAATGCCAGGTTGGCCGATGGTTTCGTTACCTCATGGAGCCGCTTCGGCAAAGAAGGATGTACAGAAACAAATACCTCTATTCCAGGGGTATAATGAGATCGTACTATTCTTCGATGGAGACGAGGCAGGCAGGAAGGCAGCGGAAGAAGCAGCGGGAGTATTACCGCCAGGAAAGGTCAAGATTGCAAGACTGGAATCTTACAAGGACGCGTCAGATGCGTTACAACAGAATGATACAGAAGCAATACGAAAGGCGATTTGGGATGCCAAACCCTATAGACCTGATGGGATTATCGAAGGTAAAACACTTGTAGAATTAGTTACTACACCTATACCACCAGCAGATCATGACTATCCATTCAAAGGGTTACAAGATAAATTGCACGGGATTAGATATCAGGAGCTTACAACGATTACTTCAGGATCTGGCCAAGGAAAGTCCACATTCTGCCGTCAACTTGCAGTTAACCTACTCACCAAAGGAGTACGGGTCGGGTACCTGGCACTTGAAGAGTCAAATAGAAGAACCGCACTTGGATTGATGTCCACAGCTGTAGGTAAAGCATTACACATCGGAGAACATGACAGACAAGAACTCGAAGACGATTTTCATTCTACCCTTGCTAACTGGAATCTTTACCTTTTTGATGGCTTTGGT